TCATGTATAAAAACACATAAGAGAGATAAAGATATTTTTTGACTTATACATAAACATAAACATATAAATACAGATATAAAAATACTATTAATTACAATATCATTAATATTTGAAAACGGGGTAAATGAATATGTAAATAGACATAGTAAATAGATATATATGTCTATCCTTGTAAGTTCTCCAGTTAGATATTTTCCAAAATTAATAATGTTTTCTTTAATTGATGTAATATATGTAATTGATGTAATATATGTAATTGATATAAAATTATTTAATTGTTTTGATAATTCTCTAGAAAAAGGGACATTAACATTAACATTTTGATTAACATTAACATTTTGATTAACATTAACATTTTGATTAACATTAACATTTTGATTAACATTAACATTTTGATTAACATTTTCATCATACCAAATATTATCTGAATTCATTCTAAGTAATAATTATTATCTATTAGACATATTATCAAATCAATTTTTTTATTTACATAGTTCGTTAATGTAATATGATTTATATTTTCTAAAAAAATCAGGTTGATATTTTTTAATAAATAAGAAAACATCATATGGTGTTAAATTTTTATTTTCCGTTTCATATATTATTTTTAACAATGTGATTTGGTCATCATTTAGATTATGTTGATTCATTAATAGCTTTTCAACATTATCATTATTTTTTAAAATATAGTCTGGGATTTTTTTCATATAATTACCGTCGATTTGGTATTTTCCAGATACAATTAAATCAATAAAGTATTGTTTTGGATCTTGTATATTTGTAAATTTTGAAAGTATTTCATTTATTACATCCAAAGAAGTATTATCATTTTGAAGAATATATTTGTCTAGATTGATAATATATTTTTCTAGATTATTATAATCTTTGAAAAAATCTGAAATAATTTTATTTTCATGTGTTGTACAATTGTTTATATTTTTCATCATGGTCTGTATAACTTTGATTTTAACTGGTAAATACAAATCATTAAATTTATCTAAAATAATATTTTTAAGTGTATTATTTTTTGTAATAGATGTAATTAAATTACATATCATAAAATTTTTAGATAATGTATATTTATAACTATCATAAATATAATCAACTTCATCATTATCATCATATATTGAATAAGGTGTAATTTTTAACGCATGTTTGTAAGTATTTTCAATATCAATCGCATCTTCATAATGATTAAAAAATGAAATAATATAATTTGGATTGATCTTGTTTAGTCTAGATAAATAATATTCATTTGAAAGTAATTTTACAACTGATTTCACATAATTATTATCAGATTTATTTTTAATTTCGATTATATTTTCTGGGATGAAAAATAAGTCATCACATTCTTGTAAATATTTTTCATCAATTGATAGAATATCTGAATCCATTGTAAGTTCTTTTTGAAAACACATTGTAATAATTTTATTATCGCGGTCTATTTTATTTTTTATAAATTCATTTTCTAATATTTTTTGATTTTGTATTGGTTTTAATTGTAAGCCTTCCTCCCGATTATTATATTTAATATTCAGATTTCTATATGATTTTATTGTTTCTTGTCTAATTTTATAATTATTATATCCTTCATATCCTAAAATTAATATTGTAGAACCAACTATTATTGATTTTCCTATATTACTTTTAACTAAATTAATACCATAATGATATAATTGTGTAAATGACATTCTAAATAATATAATAAAATAATAGGATCATATGAATTCAATTTTTTTTGATTGTAAATTTAATAATCTTTCATTTCCTTTAATTTTGATAATCTTTCATTTTCACTAATTATTATACCTTCAGCACCTATCATAAATTGACAAAACATTATCATAAATACTGATAATAAACCTTTTCTAGAATCTGATATATTAATATATGTAATTGTATAAATATATAATTGTATTATTCCAGATGTAAATATATATCTTGTTTTCCAAATAGTTCCTTTCCTAGGTAAAATTATAGCAAAAATATGAATACTTATGATTAAATATAGTAAATCTGAAAAATGAATTGATAGATACATAAATATTAAAAAACATCCATAATATATATTATTAAAATTTACTATATATTTGTAGTAATTCTCTGGAATAAGAAACATTTTCATTTTACACATGTTTATTCTTGATATAATGTTATAATCATAGTTTTTGGAATCAATTTTTATTTATCTTTAATTTTGTTAATAAGATTTTTACATAGGTATTTAATTAAAAAAATTGAATTTATATAACCATTTAATGTGATAATAATTTGAAAGGAAAACAGAAAATAATTTAAAAATGAATCATCCAATTGAGGCAGATTTTGAGGTTTTAACATTAAGGAAATCAACTACCCAACTTAAAAAGATTGGTAAAAATAATCCAAATGTTGAACAAATTACAGTTCAAAAACATGATTCTGGAAAGAATCATCAACATCAACCATTAGTGGATTCTCATAAGGCAGATGACCAAGATTATGTCCCTCCACCAAAAATCGAATTATCACTTGGTAAGACAATTGCTAAATTTCGAACTGAACTGAAAATGACACAGAAGGAATTAGCACAAAAAATTAATGAGAAACCAGCGGTAATTAACAGTTATGAAAACGGAACGGCGATTCCAAGTTCGCAAATTTTGGCTAAGATTGAACAACATTTACATGTTAAACTACGTGGAAAGAATATTGGAACACCACTATAAAAAATAAATTGATTCAATAGTAAGGTGATAATTATTTGACATATGAAGAACATATTCCAAATGTTTTCCGATGATATTTAGTAATACCATATTTTTTTATTCCATCAATATGATTTTTAGCCCCATAACTAACATTACTTAACCATCCATATTTTTCATCTAATGAAGGATCAATATCAACTAATTTTCGAATGTATCTATCATGTTCAACTTTAGCTAGAATGCTTCCGGCAGCGATACAATAATATAAAGCATCACCATCAACAATACATTGATGTGGTATATCGGAATACATTTTAAAATCATTCCCATCAATTAAAAGTTTATCAAATTTAATTGTTAAATTGTCAATTGCCCTATACATTGCTAAAAAAGTTGCCTCTCGAATATTATATTTATCAATTTCTTCTGGTTCGGCATAGCCAATACCATAATCAATCGCATTTTCAATAATATAATTATAAACAGCCTCTCTTTGTTGAGGTGTTAATTTTTTTGAATCTTTAACTAAATGATGAAGTGAATTTTCATTATTTAATGTTGGATTTTTGGATGACCATATAACAGCACCAGCATAAACACGACCAGCTAAACAACCACGTCCGGCTTCATCCACACCAACAATTAATTCATAATCGTTTGTAAATGCGATATCATCTTGTTTTTTCCGATTATTATTTTTTTCATTTTGGATATTATCATTTTTGATGTTATCATTAGTTTTGTTATTCATTATTTTATATCAATATTACACTATTTATAATAAATAAAAAATCAAATCAATTTTTTTATTTATATTATACTTTCTAGATAATGATGTTCATGTTTGATTGTTTCAGAGTTTGGTATTATAAAATAGATATTAATAATATTTTCTGGTAAGTCTGGTAAGAATTTTATATTTGTTTCATAACATTCTAGATGGTTGAGTGTTGATGGTAATTTTGGTAAAATCCTAAGTTTTGGATTATAATTACATCTAATAATCAACAATCCATCTGGAAGATCAGGTAGTTTAGAAAGTTCGTTGTCAATACAAGACAATTCAATTAATGAAGATGGTAATTGAGGTAATTCAATAAAATTATTATTATCACATATAAATTTTTTTAGATTTGGTGGTAATTTATTAATTTTTTGTAAATTATTGTTTCGACAATATAGTTCTTCAAGTGTATCTGGTAAATCTGGTAGTTCATTCAATTCAGAACCTGAACATATTAAATACACAAGATTAATAGGGAGATTTGGTAAAGTATGATATGGATATTTATCAAGTTGAATATATGTAATCAAATCATATTTTGGAACTTGATTGATTTGATTATATGGATTCCCATTCAATTTGTGATAAATCTTTTTATGTTTATTACCACCATATTTAACAATAATCAATGATTTTGAAGACATCAATATATCAACAAATCAACAAGATAATTAAAAATATTAAAAAATAATTCAAATATTCAATTTTTCAATAATATATTATTTCAAAATGGATAATAATTTTCAAAATGGATAATAATAAAAAATGATTATTCTAGAGAATAAAGTTTTTCGAAAGGATATTTTTTAATAACATTCTCTAGAATTGTATATCCATTTTTTATCATATTAATTCTAGATGTTTTTGATATAGTATTTAAATATTCAAGTAAATTTTCAGGATTTAATAATCTAGAATCATTATAATTTATTTTTAGATAAAAATCTTTTCCAATATCACCTTTTAATATATATTCATCAGGATTAAATTCATCAGCAATAACAATAGGTATAGTTCCCATTCCTAAACATTCCCAAAAACGGATAGTATTAATTCCCGCACCAACAGGACATAATGTAAAAGTTGAATTTAATAATAAATCATGATATTCGATTTCTCTTTCTTTAATTTGATTTTCTTGATTTTCTGTAATGTTAATACCATTTATTTGTTTTTGATAAACTTGTTTTTCGAAATGCCATTCACCAATATTTTTAATAAAAAATAATTGATTATTATGATGGTGATTTATCCATTCAAATAAATGTTTTCTGATAGGATGTAAATAATGATTCATATAAGCACCTTGAAAAGAGAAAATATATTTTCGTGATTGGTTATTTGTATTTTTATTTTGTAATAAATCATCTAATTTGTAAATTAATCTATTTCTAGATGTTAAACATCCAATTGGATATAATGGAAGACCAACTAATTTTATGTTTGTTGATAATAAATATTTATCATTCATACTTTTATGTGATATCATTAGAATATCTATACCTAATTGTTGATAGATATGTGATAATTTATTATAATGGATATGTTGACAAAAAGAGACAATTTGACAATCATCTAAAAAGAGTTTTCGAAGTGATATAATTTGTTTAATTGTTTTTAACCACTTTTGACTAACAATACTTTTATCAATTATTGAAGCCCACGGAATAGCTAAATAAATGTAATTTCCCAGATGTGATGTTTTATTTTTTAAGTTATGATAATTAATCATTTTTGTAGCATAAAATTCTTCTGTTCTTACAGGATATTGCCAATAAATATTTTCATCAATTGGATATATTAGAGGTGAACTTAATGATTTTATAAATAAATTCATACATATATTTTGTAATTGTCTAGAATAGTTTTGTAAATTTAAATTATCTTTTTCAGATAATTCCATTCCAGATAAATAATTATTTTTATTATTCCACGAATTTATTATTAGTTTTGCTATATTATCCAATTTATCTTCAGATGCCCATTCCCATGGATAAACTTCTACATATTTGTGATTTTGATTGTGATTTTGATTGTGATTTTGATTGTGATTTTGATTGTTGTATTCTTTATCCAGTTGATATAGGAAACCAACATTAGTTCCGATAATTAATAAATTGTGATTGAAAGCATCAATTATAGAGAAACTATTACCTTCAGATTTAGATAAAGATAAATATATATCTGCTTGTTGATAAAATGATGATATTTGTGCGTGATGTTCATCTAAATTTTTACTTGAATGTGTTTGAATTTGAATAAAATCAAAATTTGGTAGTAATTTAGATAATTTATCAATTAATAATTGACCTTTATTTATTGTTCTCCAATCACCTAATATTATAGGTTTAGATTTTGGAATTGATTGTTTATTTATGTTTCTCACAGGTTCAATTGGATGGGGTAAATTATATCTTAAAAATCGTGTATAATCATTTTGATATAGTTTTTCAAAATAATCTAGACAAAAAGAAGAAACACCAATAAAAATTGTATTATGTGGATTTCTTTTTAATAACATTTCATCCTGACCATCTACACAAAATTGTCTGATATGTTCTTCCCATTGAGGGTCTCTCTGTGCGTGTATTCTAGCAACACCATGATGAAAAATTATACATGGAAATATTTCTGGTACATGTATAGCAAATTGATTATCTGTAATTACAATGATTTTTTTATTAGAATTATCAATTAAATAATTAATCATGTTATCTTTTTCTTCTGGAGCTTTAAAAAAAATACGTGATGGAAATATTCTAGATATTAAATTATCAAATCTAGCAACACCTCCAACATCTTCTGGATATTTTCCACATACATAATGAATTAATAAATAGTCATTTGATGTCATTCTTTTTTTAAATCTGTTTTATGACTATTTCATATTTTATATTTAAATTGAAAACAAATCAAGAATTCGGATTCATTATATTTTCAAATGAATACCATACAATAATTACATTTATTAATGTAATATAAATCCAATTGATTATCATCATTATTGAAACAATGTAATATTCTTTTTGAAAATGTTTAAAAACTACACCTCCAGAACTAGCAATAAATACCCATCCAGCAATCCATAATCCAAATCCAAAAATAATAGATATGATTTTGAAAATTTTAATAAAGATTGAACTTCCCAAAATTTTACCAGCCCATTTTTTATAATCAACTTCATTATTGTCAAAATTATCATGTAAAGGTTTAATATAGATAATTCTAGATATAATTCCAAGTGTAATTGATGATACGAATATAATTGATGGTAATTTAATATCATTTGATGTATGTGTAAATACATCTCTGTGAACTATTAACAAAAATAATGAAATGAAAGTAATTGTAAAGTAAAATATATAATCGATAATACAAATTCCAATTATCGTTTTTCTAGCACTTGATAAATTTGAAAATCGTGTCTTTAGTGGTGTAAAATCAAATTCTAAATATGAAGGCATTCTTTGTTATTATTATTAATTAATATATATATCAAATTATGAAATCAATTTTTATTTAATAAAAGATAACTAAACTATTTTATAAAGATAATTATATTTATTATTAAAATTTTGATCACTAATTTCACAATATTCATATATGTTTTGATTAATAATTATTTCTTCTGAAAAATACAAATTATTATAACGACACATTAAAACTGAAAGATTATATGGAATAGTGGGTAATGTTTTTAATTTATTATGATTACAATTTAGATTATAGAGTTTAGATGGAAGTTTTGGTAATTTATGTAATTGATTTCTACAACAATACAGAAATCTAATTGATTCTGGAAGTTTTGGTAATACACATAATTGATTCAATCCACATGAAAGTGTATTAAGTGAATTTGGAAGTTCTGGTAATACACTTAATTGATTGGATTCACATGAAAGTTTATAAAGTGAATTAGGAAGTTCAGGTAATACACTTAATTTATTATTTCCACAATAAAGTGAATAAAGTGAATTAGGAAGTTCAGGTAATACACTTAATTGATTATTTCCACAAGAAAGTGAATAAAGTGAATTTGGAAGTTTAGGTAATACACTTAATTGATTAAAATTACAAGAAAGCATCTCAAGTGAATTTGGAAGTTCTGGTAATTTACATAATTGATTATTATTACAAATAAAATGTTTAAGTGAATTTGGAAGTTCTGGTAATTCACGTAATTGATTATTTTCACAATTTAGATAAATAATATTATGATAATTTGGAATTTGATTAAAATTACTATATGATGGATATATTGGATCATGATCAATTAATCGGCAAATCGTGTCTTTAATATCTTCTGAAGCTTGAATATTCATGTTTTATTATCTTTACAAATTATTTTTTAGAATCAATTTTTTTTATAGATCGAATATCTAAAAAAAGAAATTTACAAATAAATCAATTTATTTAAATATTTATATTTTACTTTATTAATTAATTTATTATTATCACAGCAAAGTTGTTTAAGTGAATTAGGAAGTTCAGGTAATACACTTAATTGATTAAAATTACAATAAAGTTGTTTAAGTGAATTGGGAAGTTCTGGCAATACACTTAATTGAGTACCAAAACAATAAAGTTCTTCAAGTGAATTCGGAAGTTTTGGCAATACAATCAATCGATTCCCATCACAAATGATGTGTGTAAGTAAATTTGGAAGTTTTGGTAATACAATCAATTGATTATAATTACAATAAAGTGCTTGAAGTGAATTAGGAAGTTTAGGTAATACACGTAATTGATTTTCATTACAAAAAAGTTCTTCAAGTGAATTTGGAAGTTCTGGTAATTCACGTAATTGATTATTTTCACATGAAAGTTCTTTAAGTGAATTCGGAAGTTTGGGTAATACACTTAATTGATTATTTTCACATGAAAGTTCTTTAAGTGAATTAGGAAGTTTTGGTAATACACTTAATTGATTATCATTACAATAAAGTGCTTGAAGTGAATTAGGAAGTTCAGGTAATACACTTAATTGATTACCCCAACAAGTGAGTATTTGAAGTGAATTAGGAAGTTCAGGCAATACACTTAATTCATTATATTCACATAAAAGTATTTCAATTGAATTAGGAAGTTTTGGTAATACACTTAATTGATTACGAATACAATCAATATAAACAACTGTATAATAATTTGTAATTTTATTAAATGAATTAAAATAATATTTTGTATAATTATTTTGATATTTAATTATAATTGTCATTTTAGAGATACTTATTAATTTAAAGAAAAACAAAATCAATTTTTTAGTAATACATATAAATTATTTTAATTAAATATTTAACTTTCATTTTTTTGATTAATTTATTATTATTTCCAAAAGGAAGTATTTGAAGTGAATTAGGAAGTTCAGGTAATACACTTAATTGATTATTTCCACAAGAAAGTGTATTAAGTGAATTAGGAAGTTCAGGTAATACACTTAATTGATTATTTCCACAATAAAGTGCTTTAAGTGAATTAGGAAGTTTTGGTAATACACTTAATTGATTACTTTCACACCGAAGATATTGAAGTGAATTAGGAAGTTTTGGTAATACACTTAATTGATTATTTCCACAAGAAAGTGTATTAAGTGAATTAGGAAGTTGAGGTAATACACTTAATTGAGTCCATTTACAATCAAGATGTTCTAGTGAATTAGGAAGTTTTGGTAATACATTTAATTGATTCTGTCCACAATAGAGTACTTTAAGTGAATTAGGAAGTTCAGGTAATACACGTAATTGATTATATCCACAAGAAAGTTTTTGAAGTGAATTAGGAAGTTCTGGTAATACAATTAATTTATTATCAAAACAATAAAGTTCTATAAGTGAATTCGGAAGTTTTGGTAATACACTTAATTGATTTTCTCCACAATAGAGTGCTTGAAGTGAATTAGGGAGTTTTGGTAATATACTTAATTTATTCCCTCCACAAGAAAGTGAATTAAGTGAATTAGGAAGTTGAGGTAATACACTTAATTGATTAAAATCACAACGAAGTAATTCAAGTGAATTAGGAAGTTCAGGTAATACACTTAATTGATTATTTCCACAATAAAGTGCTTTAAGTGAATTAGGAAGTTCTGGTAATACACTTAATTGATTATTTCCACAATAAAGTGCTTTAAGTGAATTAGGAAGTTCTGGTAATACACTTAATTGATTACGAGTACAATAAAGTTTTGTAAGTGAATTAGGAAGTTTTGGTAAAACACTTAATTGATTATTAGAACAATCAAGATATTGAAGTGAATTAGGAAGTTTTGGTAATACATTTAATTGATTCCGTCCACAATAGAGTACTTTAAGTGAATTAGGAAGTTCAGGTAATACACGTAATTGATTATATCCACAATCAATAAAATAAACTTTATCATAATTTGTAATTTTATCAAATGAATTAAAATTATATTCTGTATCATTATTTTGATATTTAATTATAATTGACATTCTAGAGATACTTATTAATTAAAAGAAAAACAAAATCAATTTTTTAGTAATACATATAAATCATTGTATTTAAATATTTATATTTTACTTTTTTAATTAATTTATTATTATTTTTACAAGAAAGTGAATTAAGTGAATTAGGAAGTTCTGGTAATACACTTAATTGATTAGAATAACAAGAAAGTGTATTAAGTGAATTAGGAAGTTGAGGTAATACACTTAATTGATTTTCTCCACAATAAAATACTTTAAGTGAATTAGGAAGTTGAGGTAATACACTTAATTGATTAAAATCACAACGAAGTAATTCAAGTGAATTAGGAAGTTCAGGTAATACACTTAATTGATTACCTAAACAATAAAGTATTTGAAGCATAATTGGAAGTTCTGGTAATACACTTAATTGATTATTCCAACAATTAATATAAACAACTTTATCATAATTTGTAATTTTATCAAATGAATTAAAATTATATTCTGTATCATTATTTTGATATTTAATTATAATTGACATTCTAGAGACACTTATTAATTAAAAGAAAAACAAAATCAATTTTTAGTAATACATATAAATCATTTTATTTAAATATTTAGTTTTCATTTTTTTGATTAATTTATTACCATGACACAAAAATTCTTTAAGTGAATTAGGAAGTTCTGGTAATAAACTTAATTGATTATCTTCACAATAAAGTTGATTAAGTGAATTAGGAAGTTCAGGTAATAAACTTAATTGATTAGAACTACAATCAAGTGTTTGAAGTGAATAAGGAAATTTTGGTAATAGATTTAGTTGATTATTATAACACCAAAGGTTTTGAAGTGAATTAGGAAGTTCTGGTAATAAACTTAATTGATTAGAACTACAATCAAGTGTTTGAAGTGAATTAGGAAGTTCTGGTAATAAACTTAATTGATTATTTACACATTGAAGATTTTGAAGTGAATTCGGAAGTTCAGGCAATACACTTAATTTATTATGAGAACAGCAAAGTGTTTTGAGTGAATTAGGAAGAATTGGTAATTTTGTTAATTTATTGGAAAAACAATAAAGTTCTTCAAGTGAATTAGGAAGTTCTGGTAATTTAATTAAATAATTATTATAACAATGAAGAATTTGAAGTGATATAGGAAGATTAGGTAATATAGATTTATCAGTACTAATATATAATTTTATTACATCATCATAATTTATAATTTCTTCAAATGAATCATATTTAATAATATTGGATTGTGATTTGTAAATAATATTAATTGACATATGTGTTATTTATATTTTGTTATTATTATGATAAAATCTTATATTTATATTTGAATCAATTTTATATTATCGATTACGAATTTTTATACGTTGAGACATCATTTGACACATTAAAAAATATTTATCAAATTTATTAAATTTTAATTTTTCAGCTAGTTTATCTAAACTAAAATCACAATAATTGATGTTTGGTAATAAAAACTGTCCTTTTTCTTCTGGATATGAACTTTCTTTTTTTCCTTTTAAAGTTTCATTATGATGAATATCTAGAAAGTTATTTCCAGATTTATGTCTAACTAAATCATAATGATAAATTTTAAATTGGTCTCTTAAATTTAATGGAATATAATTCATTTTTAATAATCTATCAGCAAAAGCATTATCACAACCTAATAAACCAATTTCAAAATTTAAATCAATATTAGATTGTATTTGTAATGGTGATTTCCAAAACCAAGCATCTTGACAATTACAATAACCAATTTCTTCAAGATTTGTATCAAATTCGTGTAATGATAAATATTCATGTCTAGAAAGACATAAAACAAATTTGTTATTTAAAATATTTTCAATTTGATTCCAATTTGAAGAATCATCTAAAAAAATGTCTAGATTACAAGTTCCAACAATTTGGTTATTTAAATTTTGATTTGTAAAAGTAATAATATCATAAAAAGTCATCCATTTTCCCAAATGGTATGTTTTAAATTTAGGATGATTAATAAATTTAGTTGGTATTTGTTGATGGTCATCTAATTTTTCAGATAAATGATAGATTTTTGAAATAAATTTATTTTCTAAATTCTTTTCTAGACAAAAATCATATTCTTTTTGTCTCTCTGGATTCGAATGATGACAATATTGAATAACTAAATTTATCATTATTTATTTATTTTATTTATTCTAGATATCGTTTCATTTTATATTTAACTCATATCTCAGAATATCTGATATAAAATAAAAAATATATATAATATTCTAAGTAATTCTAGAAATGTGTAATTTATTAATAACTAATCAAGAAAATCAAGAAAAAATAGAATATGCGAATCAAATTCAAAAAAGAAGGGGTCCCGATTATCAAGGGAAAAAAATAATAAAAAACTGGACATTTTTACATAATTTATTATCAATTACTGGTGAAATTACACCTCAACCTATAATTGGATATCATCAAAATTCATCTGATGAAGTAGTAGTTATATTTAATGGACAAATATATAATTATCTCGAATTTGGTAATTATAAATCAGATGGATATTCAATTTTAGATTTATATTTAAATAAGGGAATTCATTCACTTAAATTATTGGATGGTGAATTCGCAATAGTAATTTTTGATTTCAAAATTCACAAAGCTTATTGTTTAAGAGATACATTTGGAACCAAACCATTATATTATTCAATATGTAATAATACATTTAATATTGCTAGTTATCCATCAACAATTTTAAAGTTAAATAACAACAATGACAACAATGAGAATAACAATATATTAAAAGTTCCACCAAATAGTTGTCTAGAATTTGAATTAAAAAATAATTTCGTATCAAGATTATTGTTTGAATTATATAAATGGGATTTGAGACAATATAAAACAAATTATTTGGATTGGTTTAATGCTTTTGAGGAAGCGATTATAAAACGTGTTAAAACTGATAAGTCGATATTAATAAATTTGAGTAGTGGATTAGATTCGGGAGGGATTGTATGTGCTTTAAATAAATTGAATAATGAGGGAAAAATAAGTAAAGAATATAATTTGTGTTCAATATTGGGACAAGAGAATCTGGATATATTAAAAAATAGATATGAAATATCGAAACCGTATATAGAATATGAAGGTAAAATAATGACATTAAAATATCAAGAAAGGGATAAATATTTAGAAATTATGATGAATTGTGCGGAGAATTTTAGATTTAAAGTATGGGACAAGGATAAAAAAATGTTATCATTTGATTATGATGTATTTAGTGATCCGGCATGTTTAGGATTAACAAAAATATTTAATTATGTTTCAAATGAATATAAACCTAAAATTATTTTAAGTGGTAGTGGAAGTGATGAAATCATGTGTGATTATTCAATAAATGGATATGGAATGTCAAAACAAACTGGTTTTGATGGTAAATATCCAGAAGATTTAAATGAAATATTTCCTAAAAATTGTTTAGATTATGATAAATGTAAATGGAAAAATTTTTATTATGGAACAAATGAAATGTATTTAATGAAAGAAGAATCAATAATTGGAAGTTTTGGAATGGAAGGACGATATCCATATTTAGACAGAAAATTAGTTCAAGAATTTCTGTGGTTGTCTGTTGAATTAAAAAATAAATCATATAAAGCTCCTTTACAAGAATATTTGAAACAAAATAATTATCCATACAAAGAAGAAAAAATAGGGTTTAATCCATATAGTTTTTAGAATAAATTTTTATAGTTTAGAAATATTTTTTAATAATAAAGAAAATTTAATAAAGAGAATACAATTAAATAAAATACAATTAATGGGATTATAATGAAACATTATTAACATCAACCAAATCACTATTATAATTTTTATCTTTACGTTTAAAGAAAATTACTAAATTTGGATCATGAAGTGGTTCAGATGGATTAATAAATTTAACACCCAATTTATTTTTTAATTCTGTTTTGTTTTTAAAATTTGTTATAATTGCTTTTTCGTGATCATCATAATTTAATCTAGAAACACCTAAAAATATACCATTTGGTTTTAATAATTTCATAATATTATTCATTACTTTTTCAACATCTGTTAAACGTTCAATAATTTGAAATCCTGTAATTAAATCATAAATATTCGATTCTGGTTTATTTAAAAAATATTGAATATCACTAACATAAAATTTAACTTTTCCAATTAAATTCATATCTTTAACTAATTCGGCAGATCGGTCAAGTCTCTTTTTTGAATAATCAACTCCTTCGGCATTACAATTAAATTTATTAGCTAAATAAACTGATGTTTCACCAGTTCCAGAACCAAGGTCTAAAGTGATTGATTCGTGTGTTAAATTAATATCAAGACATTCTAATAATGATTCCATAACAGTTGATGATACTGATGAATTCAATAAAGTAGTTTTATCAAAATAATCAAGATTATCATCGTATGTTGAAATCCACATTTTTTCTTGACTATGTAAACATTCAATTCTATTTAAAAGTTTATTTTGTAGATGAAAATATTTTTTGAATTTTTCTAAATATTCATAATATGAACCTTGATAAACAAATTCACCAATATGATTTAATTTTGTAGTTATTTCAGCATGAACACTACCACCAATTGCCTTCCATAAATAACAGAATCCGTAATCTTCAGATAAATAATATTTAGTTTTTGGATGTATAAAGGAATCAAAGAAATTATATAAACTACGACCCATAAATTCAGAATTCGATAATGGGGCGAAATTTCTTTCAGGATAAGCTTCAATCATCTTTAAGAAAACATTTCTCTTAATCATCATACATCCAGTTGCGATCTCATCAACTTCAACAAATCCATTATTTTTATCCGCTTCCTCAATTAATTGTGGAATGGGTTTAGAAGTATTAATATTAAAATCACAAGCCTCTTTATGTGCTTTCTGAAATGGTAATTTTTCCATAATATTACAATGATACATAAATTCATTAATTTCTTTAATTGGATAAATACCACCACATACATCATAATTTGATTCTAATAATTTAATTGCTACATCTTCAAATCCATATACATCAGAATCAATGAATAATAAATGTGAAAATTTCAATTCAATAAATTCATGAACAACATAATTACGAACACGATTAATTAATGAACCACGTTTAAAAATTAAACTACATACAATATTTTTCTGAGATAATTTTGTTATTAAATTCATTATACTAAACATACATCTTGTATCAACTCTACTATCAAATGTTGGAACCGCTATTAAAACTGATGTACGAACACCATCTAATTCAATCTTATTATTCATTATTTTTTATATGTTTTCTATTTTTATATGTTTTTATTATATTCATTAATTCTGATTTTATTATATTGATTTTGTTTTTCTAAAAAGTATTTCTAGATGTTAATGTTATTTATGTTATTTATATTTTTTAAAAATTTTTAAATGAATTATTTTTTATTTGAATTGTATTTTGTGGGGGTAATTTAAGTGTTGCCTCCGGCACACATATATCCCACCCACGGTAGGCAAGGGGAATAAAATTATTTGTATGATAATATAAAATAAATAATGATTTTAATTAGAATTATTACGGAAATTACATAATAATATAATATATAAGTTATTTATTTATTAAATTTTTATATAATACATTCATTATGATAATATTTAATATTCATTATATATTTGGAATCAAACTCATAAAGATTTTAAATATACCTTCAAAAAATTAATTCCCTACAGGGGGGTGGGTGGGATATTAGTGTCGAAGACAACAATGAAATCATACCCACAAAATACAATTAAATAAAAAATAAATACAATTAAATAAAAAATAAATACAATTAAATTAAATATCAAAAAAATACATAAAAAGCATAATAATGAAAACAAAAAGAAAAAATAAATTTTTATATAATAGTAAAAATTCAAAGCATAATTATGATATATTTAATGATAAAAATCCAAAAGATACAATACCAATTAAATATAAAACACTAGATGACTTGAAAAACACAATTAATAATTTAGAAAAATTATATAAAAGTAAAAAATATACACATAAACGTATTTCACAAGTTGGATTAATTCTAAATGTTCGTCTAAAATTACTAAAGGATAAAAAACCAAATGAATATATTCTAGCAAATAAGTATTTTACATTTTTACAAGAACGAACAAAATTAAACGAAAATGATAGATACAAATTAACATTTACCTTTGGGACATCACATAATTTAAAAAATTGAACTTAAATAATTAATCTATAATGATTTTATTCAATATAGATTTTTAAATCATTTATAACATTAATAATCATTAATATGTCTAATCAAACGAAACAATCAAATAAGAAAGATGGAAAAAATAAGTCTAGTATGCCTAAAATTCTGAAACAAGTATTAAAAGAAGAATCTGAAAAAGCTAAATTAAAGGAACAAGAGATTTTAGAATTAAAACAACAACAAGAAGAAAATCAACGTCTAGAAAAGGAAAAATTAAAAAAAGAAGAAGAACTCGAAGAAAAACTCAAACAAGAAGAACTTGAAAAGAAGAAATTAAAACGAAAACAATCTGAAGTCAATCAAAAAAAAAATAAACAAGTACGTGAAAATCAAAACAATGCTTTACGATTAGGTATTGATATTGAAGCAATTAGACAAAAAGCACAATTACAAAAAATTAATAGAAAGAATTCAAATTCTTCAATTATTTCGAATCAAACTGAACAAATAAAAATGATTGAACCAAAATCAAAAATTGTATCCAATTGGGAAGATATGGCTGATAATCCAGAATTATGGACAATTGGAGATGATTTAAAAACTATTTGGCATACAAATGATGGTTTCGCACCAACAAAAGAAGAATTTATATTATATCGTCAAAACAAAGAAAAACGAGACCAAGAAAATCAAGCAATTCTTGAAGAAAAATATAAACGAATGAAACTTGAAGACAATGCTAAAAAAGAAGACAATAACAAACCAATTTTAAAAGCACCAGTTATTTGTGTTTTAGGTAATGTAGATGCTGGTAAAACAAGTCTTCTAGATAAAATTAAAAAAACAAATATTCAAGATGAAGAAGCTGGAGGAATTACACAATCAATTAGTTCGATTTGGATCAATGCTAAAAATAGTAAAACTGGACTTCCGGGGGCATTAATTATTGACACCCCGGGTCATGATTCATTTGAACATTTACGTGAATTAGGTGCGAAAGTTTGTAATTTCGTTATTTTAATGGTTGATATCAATGAAAGTCTTAAACAACAAACAATTAGAGCCATTAACATTATTAAAAAGAATCGTATTCCATTTGTTGTAGCATTGAATAAAGTTGATAGAATTTATGAATGGAAATCTCCATCTAAACCAACATTATTTAAAACGATTCTCGAAAGTCAAAAACAAGATACACAAAGATATTTTTATGAAAGAATCGATGATTTAAATTATCAAATGAATCAACATGGTTTTAATAGTTGTCTTTATTTTCTTAATGAAGACCCAAAAAAACAAGTATCTTTTATTCCAGTTTCAGCCCGAACAGGAGACGGAATTACTGATTTATTAAATTATGTTCTCACATTATCACATAAGTTTATGTTATCAGAATTAACTTATTCTCCAGAAAAACCAGAAGGTGTCGTATTAGGATATGAAATTTTGAAAGGTTTTGGTTCATCAATCGATTTAATTTTAACAAATGGACAGATTGAACCAAAACATAAGATTTTAATTGAAACAATTAATGGTGTTGAAGAACATGAAATTAATATGGTTCTTACTGGAGGAAATCAAAAAGGAAAATATAATTCAGAAAAGAGTCTCAAAGCAACACAAAATTGTAAAATTATTATTAAAAATATAAATTTAAATACACTTATTCTAGGAAGACCAATTCATTGGTTAAATCCATCATGGACACAAACACAAACAAAAGAATTATTTCAACAAACATCAAATGATTTAGATAAAATTATTGAAGATTTTACACCAACCTATTCAAAATATGGTGTATCTGTTCATAGTAGTTCATTTGGTGGATTACGTGCGATTACTAATTTCCTTGAAGAGAATAATATCCCATATTTTAGAGCAAGAGTTGGTAAAATTAAAAAAACAGATATCATATCAACCGAATCTATGAATCAAAAAATTAAAAATAATAAGAATTTTTATGATATTCTAGTTGGTTTTGATGTTGATTTTGATTTTGATATCAATACATTTGATACAGAAAAAATATCAACTGTTATTTTATCCGATAATATTATTTATTCATTATATGACAAAATAACTAATCATATTGAATCACAAAAGAAAATTTATTATGATTCGATTAATGAAAAAGTTCCATATCCAGTTGAGATTAGTGTTATTGATAAAGACCATGTTTTTGCTAATAAAAATCCCATTTTAATTGGTGTTAAGATTTTAACTGGTATTCTTAAAATTGGAACTCCTCTTATGGTATTTGATATGAATTTAGATAAAGTTATTGGATTTGTTTCAGGAATTAAAAATCGAAAACAACAGAATGTTTCAGAAGCTAATGAAAATGAAGAAGTTTCAGTTAAAATTGAACCACTTGATGGATTTACAATTAAACAAATTGACCGTGATTTTCCATGGGATTCTCGTATAATTACATATTATACATCTGAACAATATCAAATGGGGTTAGATTATCTTTATACAAATTATCCTAAAAAAGTTCAACATCTATTTAACGAATACACTTTTTAACAACCTTTGAAAAATTGTTTATATGTAAAAATACTATTATAACATTTATTTTTTTTACAATAATAAAAAAATAAAAAATAAAAAAATAAAAAATAATAAATAATAAATAATTAAAAAAATCAGTTAATTGAATCATTAAATAATATCATACCATTGTTTTAGGATGATACCATCTACAAAAATATGGAAATGACGAATATTCTTAATTGATCGAGCAATAGGCATGTTCTCAAGAAACATGATTGATTCTTTAATTTTATTTTCATCATCTTTATTTGATACATTATTTAATAGAATTGTGAGAATATTATTATACAATTGATAAACATTTACATTTTCACGTTCAATTGTAAATGGATTAACCCAAACAAGGAGATGTGAATTAAAATGTGTTTCATATGGAAATTCATTTTCAGTTAATACAAATGATGAATCATTAAAACAAACATTCGATCCATACTTATTTGACATAACATTATAAACATCCAAATGTATTTGATGTTCATCATTATTATCATTATTGTTTTTCAAATTAGCAATTAATTCAAGAAATTCAACACGATAATCTTGTTTAACAAACAAACGTGCCAACATTTTATCTGTTGTATTCAATACTGTTTTTTGAGTAGAATGATTTGATTGTGCGTATGTTGTCCTTGCTGGAAGACGAAACATAGCATAACCAATATTTCCATAAGTTTCCTTCGCATAATTAAACCAATTTTTAACTGTATCTTTATTATAAAATTTCCACCCATCATTGTCAGTATTTTCACGTTGAAATGGATTGACACCTGTTTGTTTCCATATTTCATTTAAATTCGAATCCGGCATTCTTCCATCAGGCATAATCAAACAATTATTATCAAATTGTTTATCATATTGAATATTATTATTAAAATAATATTTTGGACGTTTTTTCAAATCAATCAAATTCCAAGTTGATGGGATTGATGTTGAAGGCATATTTTAAAGTAAATATACACTACGACAAATATAAATAATATAATGATTTTCATAACAATATTTCAATTTTTAAAGATAATAATAACCTAAATATGCGAAAAAATGCTTTTTTCTTAACATATAATAAAGCATAATGGATAGATTATATCAAACAAATTCAACAACAGAAGGTTTCTCAATGGATCAAGAATTAGCATTGAGAAGTTTATTATTTTCATTAGTATTTTATATATTAATGACACCTAATATAACACGTTTTCTAGACAAATATCTTCCAAAAAGTGTTGAAGTTTTAGCCGTTCAAGCATTATTATTTGGATTACTTTATTATATAATTTCAATTTGGATATAAATAATTATTTTCTAATTAAAAATCAATGGATGATATATACTTATTAGTTTTAGCTAGTTTGATGATTATTTTATCACTAGTTCTTTTATTTAAAGTATCAACAATACAAGGTTTAGCGATTATATTCTTCTTATTAGTTGGATCAACTGTAATATTACTCAAATATTTTTAGCATGATTCATATCTAGATTTAGTAAAAAAATTGATTTTATTTTGTCATTTAATATATTTTACTTTCTTTTCTCAAGAAATTTCTGACTTTCTGTACGCTTTTCTTCAACCATGGCTTCCACGATCGATTTTTGGAAAAATGGCAACCGGCTGGTTATAGTGGTTGACACCACAGGGTCGATGAAAAACTCACTCGAGGCTGTCAAACAAGCTATCAAGGCTTTGCGACAATTGATTGAGTTGATTGGATGGGAAGTTATTGTCGTCTGTTATGGCGATTATGACAAACAGAGGAAAACACCCGATGATGTTGTTTCAATCATCAAAGGTGTTGCGTTTGACAATTACCTTTTGTCATCGAATGGTGATGGTGGCGATGCCCCCGAGGCTGTGGCAAGTGCTATGTACCGGCTTCAGAAATACGCTTCTGAACAAAACTTGTATGGATCACCTGTCTTGGTCATTACTGATGCCCCTCCACATAGTCTTGTTCCGACATTTTCCGCATCAAAAGAGGAAAAGTGGGAAATTGAGGCATTGACACAATGCGGTTTTCCACACATGTGGAAAGATGTTGTTGAACAAGTCAAGAACCTTTTTAACTTCAGTGTGTTGACAAGTCATCCGAACGGTTCAGTCACTTATGGTGTCCTTACACCAAATGTGGTGAAGACACCCTTGGAACTAAAAAATGTCTTGGAGTGGCTGTTGACGTCCTTTAACGGTATTTTGGAAGCACAAGAGACACAATCACAATGTGCGATTGATGAAGAAAAGTTCATGACTGTTTTTCGTAGCTTTTCTCTTGAGTTTCCCGCTATGTTGATTCATTTGGGATTTCTCTCAAAGAAGTATTACACTTTTGCGATGAGATCCAAGACACAACGCGAAGAACATTCACAGTTTTGTGTCAATCTCAAGAAGGCTTTCGAGAACCACGGGATTACAAATGGCAAGTCGATTCTCGACATGTTCAACCAAGCTCAAGCCTGTGTGATTTTGTTGTCGGACATTTGGAATATGTTTCCATCTGATGTCGCAATCCGATACATTGGAGCCTTCAAGGGTTTTACTTTGTTGAAGGAGTTGTTTGCTGGAAACATTACACCAGAAGTGCTTCACCAACTCAAGGCAATCATCACAGGCAATTTTCAAATTGTTGATGGAGACAATATCAACAAGGAGACAGACCTTCCGTTGACTGTCTTGAGTGCTTCAAATGGACTGACATTGCTTTTGTCATTGATGACACTTGAGAATGGAAACATGAAGGAGTTTCTTGCTGGTGTCGTGCCGATTTTGGTTTCATCAATCATCCGATGGGCTTCTGAAATTGAACCGTTGATGACAATCATTGTCGCATATGTTCATTCTGATGAGTTTCTTCAATGGTTGAAGCCATATGCGACATCGAAGCCACATGAGACCATTTGGAATCGCATGAAGCTTCATTTTATGATGACTTCAATTTCCAAGGTTGCTGACATGACAACCCCTCTCATGCGTTCTCGTGTCAATGCTCTTGAACGGCTCGCGTCGATGGTTGAGATTATTGGTTTCCTTGGGCAATCATTTAATCCGAAGTGTTCTCTCAAGATTGAGAATTTGACGAAGAAGGATGCGATTGGACGAGTCAATCAGATGATTCTCTTGTTTGATTTTCTTGTTGAAAAGTGGATGCCTGTTTCATTGTTCTTTCATCAAACACACGAACAAGTTTGTGAGATTGTTAAGAACATGCGACGATTCAACACTCACTTTCAAAAGACAGATTTTCATTTCGAGATGATTTTGAAGTTGTCAGAGGAATTGGGAGGACTCTTTCTCTCAATTTACAGTATCAACTGTCATGTGGGTGATGATTCTTCTCTTGACCTGTCTTCTGGATTGCGGTATGGATACCGTGATACCTACACGCGACAATCTTTTGTCAACAAGGAACCACCATCATATCAGACAATTGATGAGATGAAGACGGCATATTTGTCTGTGATTGGAAGTTCTGGTGAGAATGCCTTTACAACTTCCAATTTAGTTCCCTATTCTTTGATTCAGTCAAATGGACCTCAACTTGTTTGTTGTGGAAAGAAGACATGTGATATCGCATATGGACGTCTTGATTCCTCTTCATTGAGTTCAAGTGATTGTCGATGTGCGATTTGTCGTCCACCAATCAATCATTTTGACACATATATCAATCGGTGTGTGTCTTGTTCTCGTGATATTGTTTCAGGCATTCCAACACCCGATGGAATTTCTCAGGATGTCTGTTCATTTTGTCTGATTCCACCATCAACTGAGATTATTCAGACAAAGGTTTTGAATCTCTGTCGTGCGAATCTTGAGACTTTGGCACATCACTTTGGAATTCCAGTTGAGATTTTCGAGAAGATGATTCGTCTTGAAAGCATGGCGAAGATTTTTCGAGAGGATCCATCCAATCCAGATAGTGCGACACCACTACCAAACATCATTTTTGATGAACATGGATGGAACAAGACAGCACTCACTCCAAAGAGTGTTCTTCTTGTTAATGGTTTGACAGTTTGTGAGGAGTCGGTTGCTCATTTGATTGAGATGTTCGCATCGAATTTCATGATTGAGTGTGCGATTTGTTGCGAGACTGTTCAATATAACACAGCTTCACAGTTGTGTCAGAACAAGGCTTGTATGTATCGCTTTTGTAAGACATGCGTTGATTCACAGTTGTCTTTGGTCAAGGCTGGAACACAGATTACACCATCTTGTATTTCGTGTCCGATGTGTCGTAGTCCAATCAAGGCTGGATTCTTCAAGCGAACAATTCCACAAATTGGTTGTTTGTTTAGGAAGCCCAATGTGGATGGAAGACTCGCACCAATTTACGTGATTCTTAGCGGAACCGCACGTGTTTTCTTGTGTTCCAACTTTGGAAAGGGATGTGTGGCGGAGTTTCCATTTTCAGTTGAGAACAATATTGCTTGTGGTGTTGAACAAGATGATGATACGACACACCACTCATATCAATGTCCAGACTGTTTGCGTCGTCAGGCTTTGGCAATTCAACAAGCACAAGCAAGTGAACCACAAGGAGTTCTGACTGAGACTGGTCATTACATGCTTGAAGATGATGGAGTTCGAACATACACGCGTGTGTGTCCGAATGATGCTTGTCAACGACATATTCAACATGGTGGAGGATGTCTTCACATGACATGTAGTTGTCAGACACACTTTTGTTGGGCGTGTGGGTTTACCTTCAATGGTGACCCGTTTGAGATGCATGAGTCAATTTCATCTCATTTGTCATCATGTGAGAATGTAGATATCTTGTGGCGTACTCATCAACATGATGTTTACAATTGGATTTTTACAATTTATGACGATGAAGAGTAAAGGAAAAGAAACAGAGTAAAGGAAAAGAAATGTAAAAAGAAACAGAGTAAAGGAAAAGAAATGTAAAAAGAAACAGAGTAAAGGAAAAGAAATGTAAAAAATAAAAATATATAAAAATTTATTTTTTTAATGTATATTTAGTATTCTCTAGAAATACATTTTTTAATAAATAATTCTAATAAATAATTCAATAAAAGAGTTTATAAAAAAATTCAAACCTATAATAATAATATTACTTTATCATAATAAGGTGGATCAATATAATAATTATCTGATTTATTTATAAAATTTATATCTATATTTCGAGTAGCAATATTACGGATGCGATTATTTTCACTAGTGATAATTTTAATAAATTCTATATTTGATTTTATGTTGTCTGGAATATAATCCCAATATATTCCGACAACTGATTGTATTTAGTGGGTATAATTTTATTAAATTATCTTTTTTTTGAAATTATATTCTAGATGTATTTTTATTTGAATTGTATTTAGTGGGTATAATTCCATAGTTGCCTCCGGCACTGTGAATCCCACCCACCGCGACCAAAGGGAATATATTTTTAAGAAGGATTATTTATTTTTTATAATAATTTGATTACTATTATATAAAGATTATTAAATATAATAATATGTAAAGTATTATTATCAAAACATATCGCAAATAGAGTTAATCATTATAATAATAATGTATACTTTATGTAATTCTAATTAAAATTATAATTGTTTATGAACATCCCATAATAAAAATAATTCCCTTCGGTCGCGGGTGGGTGGGATTCACAGTGCCGAAGGCAACTATGAAATTATGCCCACGAAATACAACACAATGAAATACAACACAATGAAATACAACACAATGAAATACAACACAATGAAATACAACACAATGAAATACAACACAATGAAATACAACACAATGAAATACAACACAATGAAATACAACTCAACGAAATACAATGAAATACAACACAATGAAATACAACACAACGAACTACAATTCAATAAAATATCATTCAACGAAATACAATTCAATAAAATATCATTCAACCAAATACAACACAATGAAATACAACACAATAAAATATCATTCAACGAACTACAATTCAATAAAATATCATTCAACGAAATACAACATAATAAAATATCATTCAAAAAATATCATTCAACGAAATACAATACAGCGAAATACAATTCAACGAAATACAATATAACGAAATACAACACAACGAAATACAATGAAATACAATACAATAAAATATCATTCAACGAAAAACAATGAAATACAAATACATCTAGAATATAATTTTAAAAAAAAATAAATTAGGAAAAAAATAAAAAAGTATGAAGGTAATTAATAAAATGTTTTTCCATAAAAGTATAATTTCATAAAAAAAAGTATATAAGATAATAAATCTAATCATAAATAAATAATTCAACGAAAAAATTAAATAATGACAATTTTAATGGAGTTAGAAACCATACAATCTGGTTTAATAAAATCAACATTTGAAGCGATGAAAGAGATATTGAATGAGGCAAATTTTGAGTTTGACCAAAACGGACTTCGAATATTATCAATGGATCCGAGTTATATTTTAGCGGTTCATCTTTCATTAGAAGCTGAAAATTTTGAAAAATATGTTTGTCATAAAAATTTAGTATTAGGTATTAACATGGTTCATTTCCATAAAATTATTAAGACAATTGGGAGAACAAATACATTAAGATTATTTTTTGATTCAAATTATAGTGATAGATTAGGAATTGAAATTTATGATCAAAAAGAGAATATACGAACTGTTTATTATCTTAATTTAATTGAACACAATCAAGAACCAATTGATATTCCAGATATTCCTTATTGTTCTGTAATGATAATTCCATCTAGAACATTTCATAATATCTGTCGTAATATGATTGACTGGTCGGATAAAATTGAAATACAAAGTTTAGATGACCAATTAGTTTTAAAATGTGATGGTGATTCATTAAATCAGAAAACAATTATTGGTGCTAGTGAAAATGGGTTATCGTTTGTTAAAACTCCGAATAAAAATGAAATTATCCAAGATGTATTTTCTTTAAAATTTCTTGTTAGTTTTACTAAATGTTCAAATTTATGTGAAGTAATTTATTTACATCTTGAAAATAATAAACCATTAACAATAATTTATGATGTCGCACAATTAGGCAAAATTAAATTATGTTTAGCCCCAAGTAGAAGCAAAAAGTAAATTAAAAAACTCAAAAAGGTAAATTGAAAAATAGAATTATTCATCACAAGTTTTTTCACGTAATAAATTATCATGATGTGGACGATATATAGCATCTTCTAATTTAAAATATTTCATATTTTTAAATAATTCAATTGAGTCTTTTTCATGATGATTTTCGATCCAAATTTTAATAATTGAAAATGTTTTTTTAGGACTTATCGATATTCCAATTATCTTTTTATTATTTTCTAAATTATTTGTCAAGTTTTCAGAAACAAGATGAATTGTTATTTCATTCCATGCTCTTTGAACATCTTTTTTCCCAATTCTAAATGACCAAGAACCACCATCTGGGTTTTTCTCCCATGATGGAAATATTCCATCTAACATCAGAAAAAACCATCCATTTTGTAAATAATAACTTTTCAAATTTGTCATTATCTTCCAGAATGATTCAATAGTTTCAATTGATGATATATGATGATAACTATCATCTTCCCATATATTATTATTTCCGTGATACCACAGAGACCATTTTCTTCCTAATTGACTCATATAATATATTTCATAGATATAAAAAACCTTATATTAAAACGAATTTTAGATTTCTATCGAATGTATTTGATTATTATTAATTATTATTAAATGATTATCAAATTCTAATTCATTAATTTCATCAGTTATAATTTTCCATTTAATAATTATATTTTCTGGGTTATCAATATTTAAATGATTTAAATTTAAATAATCTATCCAAAAAAAATTATATTTATTCGTTATTGGTAAAATATTTCCATTTAATAATATTTTTTTCATTGTATCTAGAATTTCTCCTGTTTGATGAATTAAATTATTCTTATCATCATATAAATTTATTATCACTGATAACCATCCATTAAATTTATGATTATTCGATTCAATTATATTTAATAAATTATCTAAATCTATTTCTAAACTATTCGGTATAAATAAATCATATTGATTACCATTATGAACCAATTTTTGATGTTTAAAACCACCACTCGAAATCAATTCAAGTTTTCTTATAATTTCATCATCATTATTAACTTGATTTAAATTAATCGTTAAAGGTGGTAATTTTATTTTTTCCTTCAGTCCTTCTTGACCACTTATATATGAATAAATTAAGTGATATTTTTCTTTTACCATTTTATATCCATCGTGAAGACTATCTAATGTTAAAATTGCCTCTTTAATACATTTCATTTTAAATTCTGGATTTTTATATAATACATAACTTCCAATTCCTATTATTCCAGTTGTAATATAAAAATAACTTGACATATAATTTTTTTTACTATTGTTTTATTTACTATTTAATATTATTATTTTATTTACCTTTATAACTAATCACAAATAAATAACTAATCACAAATAAATAACTAAAAAAATAAATAATTATCTTTCTTATAAAATAAATATAATAATTGTATAACATGCTTGAAATTGTAGTTTTGATACTATTCTTATCATTAGTTTATCTAGTTTTTAATAAAAATCAAAATAAATTATTTGTTGTTTTATTATTATTAGTTATTGTTGTTGGTAGTTTAATGACAAGTTTCAATAGCCATTCTTTAACAGAAAAATTCAAAAATTACGCATATATTAATTATGATATGCCATGTGGTAATATTGATTTAACAGGTAAAGATGATTTGACACAAAATGAAATACAAACATGGGATGGTAGAAAATTAGTTCATAATACTCCTAAAAATTATAATGTTGGTAATTTCCCAATGTTAGATAAAGTTGTTATTTCATCTCCTGTTGGTGATGATATTCCATTAACCGAAGATCCCGTAAGTTATTCATTTAATGCTATAGATGGCTCACAAGGTGAAGGAAAACCAAAACAATTATTTATGTTTGCTTATAATCAATGTCGTCCTGAATGTTGTCCATCTCCTTATTCTTGTGATCGTGGTTGTTTATGTCCAGACCAAAAACAAGTTGAATTTATTAATAAACGTGGTAATAATAACCAACGAGATGGTTCTTTATAAATCATCAATAAATTTAGTTGGGTTATCATTATACAATCCTAAATAAAATTCATATAAATTTGCTTTATCACGATATGGATGTGTTTTTCTTTTCGAACCATATCCCAATTCTTGTAATGTTTTATTTTTATAAATTTGATTAATTTCAATCATTCTATCAAATAGATTATCAACACCCATTTTTTCTAATAATCTCGAAAATTTATTCGATTTTTTCAATTGATTAATATGAATACATGGTGCTTGAGGATTCTCTGTATTAGTATCTTGACGTATAATTAATTTTGTTGGTTTTTTATTTGTATTTTTAAAATAATTTGTTTTTGTATAATCATTTATTTTATCAACTAATGCCATAAATAATTTATTACGTTCTTCTAGATGTTTAATGAATCCTTCCCTTTGAGGTAAATTACTATTTAAAGCAATAAATGCTGTATAATATTCATCAATTGTGTTAATCATGTAAAATTTTATATCAACATATTTTTTGTCTAGAATTGATTTGTCTTTTAAATCATATAAAACAGACATACGATGTTGACCATCTAAACTATAAATAACATATGTATCATTTAGATTTATTTCATTATCGTTTATAATTTCATCTTTGGAATATTCTTTAATAATATCTTTCCCTAATTCTTTTTTCATAATCGCAAACACAAATGGACACGAATCTAGAATTGATAAATGATAATTTAGTGTTTTTAATCTTTCTGTATGTTCATCTGATTTATCTCTGTTTAATGTTGTTCTAACTGATTTTGTAAATTTTTCATCTAATATAATTGATGCTGGTAAATGGCTATAATTAATAACAGTATATTTATATTCTGATTTTGTTCTATCATCTGTAAGTGTTCCATGACTAAAATTTGCTAAACATGGATTAAAATAAATTTTTATATTAGATAGAAATTTAACAATATCACTATGTTTTTTTGCGTATTTTTCCTTTTGTTTATCCATTTCAGTTAAATACTCATTTAATAATTCTATTGTATTTTTCGATTTTGTTGTTCTTTTTGGTGGTTTTGGTGGTTTTGTTGGTTTACATGTCTCTTCCTCATCTGACTCTTTTTCAGGGGGTGTTTCATATTCAGAATCACTATCTGAATCATCATTTTCCGTACTATCAAAATTATATGTGTATGTATAAGAAAATTTCGGCATATGTATTTTATTTGTTTTTATTTTGTTTTTATTTGTTTTTATTTTACTAGATTAAATATCAATTATTTATAAAAAATTAAAAATTAAATCAATTTTTTTTTATTACCATAACTTTATTATTTATAAAATTAACTATACATATGTGTCCATGATTCCTCTTTTTTATTTGACACTAATAAATTATCAATCAAATCTTTTGTAATAGTTAATGGAAATTCTAAATATGGAATTTTATTTATTTTAAACGGTAATTTATTGTAATAATTATCTTTATTTTCTTTATCTTGACTAATATCAGTTTTCTTTTGTGTTAATCGAATAATATTAATTCTAGTTAAAAGAACATCCAATGCCCTTTTAAGATTACGAACTCCTTCTTCTTTTTGACAATTATTTGTAATTAAATATCTTATAATTTCATCATTGATAATAATGTCATCTTTTGAATATCCAATTTCTCGAATTGTAATTGGTATTAAATGTAATTTAGCAATTTCTATTTTCTCATCAATTTTATACCCATTAATATGAACAATTTGAATTCTGTCTTTTAATATTGGATTAATATTTTGTTCATTATTAAAACTAAATACCCAAAATACTTTCGATAAATCAATATCTATATTTCCAATATATTTATCATGAAATTTATCATTTTGTTGTGTATCAATTAAATGAACAAGTAAATTCACAATTTCTTCTCCTTTATTGTCTGTACTAATTTTATCTAATTCATCAAAATAAATTATAGGATTCATACATTTTGATTGTTGAAGAATCTTGATAATTTGCCCCGGAATTGAACCAACATATGTAAATGAATGACCTTCTAATATTGATGAATCTTTAGCACCTCCCAATGAAAGAAAATGAAACGGTCGATGGAAAATTTTAGATAAACCTTCTTTAATAATTGTAGTTTTACCAACCCCCGGTGGTCCCTGTAATGCTAAACAATTACCCAATGATGACGGATTTGTTATCCATTTACCAATAATTTGTAATAAATGACATTTAGTTTCCGCATGACCATATACCGCATCATCCAAATATTTATAAGTTTGATTCATAAATTCTTGGATTTCTAAATCACTGTTATTTTTCGTAATTGGTAAAGGTTGATATACCCCAAATGGTATATCTAATATACTATCAACCCATTCCTTTATTTTAACATTTTCATCACCAAAACTATTCTTCCCCATTTCCATACGATGGATTATTTCCGCTTTTGCTACATCTGGAATACTCGAATTCATTACTCTTATACGTTCAGGAACAACAAAATTACTAATTGCTTTTACACGTTCTTCTGTATCAATTAATGTTTTCTTTTCATCAGGTGTCATTTTCATAAAATATCCAATTGGACTCTCTTTTGTTGTTGGTTTCAATATTTGAATATATTTTGTATCTAAATCATCTATCTTCCTTTTTTTTGCTGGTGGTTCCCCACTATCATTTTGAATATTATTATTTTTAAATTGAACAATACTTGTATTATTATCATCATTATTATTATTTTGATTCATTTTATAAATAATCGCATTTGTCAAAGCTTGGGTTATAATATCCTTCGCTCCAACAGGCATTTTACTTATATCCATTTCTTCATCATAGTCATCTTCTTCATGGTCATATTCTTCATCATCTTCATATTCTTCATCATCTTCATATTCTTCATCATCTTCTTCTTCAATTTCAGTTGGTGTATATTCACTACTTGAATTTGAATTTGAATTTGAAATATTTATTAATGATTTATTTTTAATATTCCATGGATCTAGATTATCATTAAAATTTGGGTCTTCAACATCCAATATTAAATTATCTGGTGATTGATATTTATTATTAAGTGAATCAATATAATCTTTAAAAGTATTTGATGTTGGTAATTCAGGTAATATTTCTATTTTCCTTTTCTTATGAGGTGGTTCATCATTTGTAGTGTCTTTGTCTTTTTGATTAGTGTCTTTTTGATTAGTGTCTTTTTGATTACCCTTTTTATTATTTTTATTATCAAGTTTCCTTTTTTTAGAACGAGTAATTATAATATCACCATTATTATTATCATTATTATCATCATTTGGATTATCTTTTTTAGTCATTATACGAAACTTATTTAATTAAATATATTTAAATCAATTTTATTAATTTGTTTAGGAAAAACTTAAATTAAAAAAATAAATTATTATTATCATTAAATTTTTGGATCATTACTATCTAATATTAATTTATCTGGTAAATTGTATTTATTATCAAGTGAATCAATATGAATTTTGAAAGTATTTGATTCTGGTAATATTGGTAGGTTATATTTCTCATTGAGTGAATCAATATAATTTTTAAATGTATTTGATTCTGGTAATATTGGTAATTTTATTGGAATTATTTTTGTTGTTTTTATCTTTCTTTTTTTATCTGTATGATTATCTTGTTTTTCAAGTTTTCTTTTTCTTGAACGAGTAATTATAATATTATTATCTGGATTATCTTTTTTAGTCATTATATATAAATTATTTGATTCTGTATTTTTTAAATCAATTTTTATTTACATACTCTAGAAAATCTTATTATTGTTAAACTTACATTTAGGAAAAATAAATAAAAAATTAAAAATAATTATAAGATATACATTTTTTTAAATATTGATCATCATAATATGTATTATTTGATATAATGTATGTTATTATAATTCCTTTTATACATGATAATAAATGCCATAATGAATGTATAATTTCATAAGATATATGTTCAAATTCGATAACATTTGTAAATACACTAATTTTATTTAATAAAATAATTATAATTCCAATTATATAATCTGTTTGTATATACATATAAAATAATCCAATATCATAAATTAACCACAACAATGCGAATCCATAATCAAGTAAGAATAATAAATTAAATTTTGGTTCTTTATGTAAATGCCAAAAAACAGATAATGACGATGATAAAAAGATTATTATAAAATAAATATATGAAATTGTAAAAGCAAAATATGAACTTATAAAATGGGGTAGTGTTGAAATTATAATTTTATCATATAATTTTCGTTTTATCATATTTTTTGTTTTATTATATTTTTCGTTTTTATAAATCAATTTTATCAATAATGTTTTCTAGAGTGAATTTATAAAGTTGTAGACCATTAACCATATTAATATTCGGTTGATGATTATATTCAATAACTTTAACAACATAATTTTCATCAATCATAATATCGAATCCGTAAATATGATAACAATATTTAACACCTTTATAACATTTTTCTTTATCGTTAAATATTAATTTTGATACATAATCATTTACTATTTTTATTTGGTTCCAAATTTTATTATAATTTTCAATTCCAAATTCTTTAATTAAATCAGATTTATCTGAATAAACTAATTTTCCAGCGGTATGTGTATCGTGAATTTTTTTATTTTTATAATCTCCTTTTATATAATTTTGTTCAGCAGTTATTACTTTACAATTATCATATAAATATGCCTCGTAATTATTTTCTGAAATATAATGATAAATTAAATAACATCTAAGATGGAATTTTTTACCTTGAAAAAGAAGAGGATTAATAATATATTCTTGTAAAACCCATTCACGTTTTAATTTCATTTTATTCGCAAATCCAAATTTATCATATTTATCTTTATCAAGTCCAACATCTATATTTTCATATTTTTGATATAAATTATCATAATTTATTTTAAAATTATCTATATTATCAAACACTTCGATTGCGTCTCCATGTGTTCCATATATTGGTTTGAATATTAATACATGATATTTTTTAAATAACTTTTCAATTTGTTTCTGATAGTAATCATATTGTTTTGTTATATCAATGTGAATCTGTGTTAGTAAATGTTTTTTAGGTAATGATGTTTTTTTAAGTTTTTCAATTAAATGAAATTTATTGTAAATACTATCTTGTTTTTTTGATGTGTCTAGAATATTTTGTATCTTCGGAACATATTTATAATATTTTTGATCAAATAAATTTTCATTATCTAAATAAAGAAAATCAGGATTTGGTTGTTGTGGGTTATCCATATTAAATTCTTTCCATCCTCTAGAATTCATTAATGGTCTTATGTCTTCAATATTAATATCTGTTCCCGCAAACAAATAATATTTAGTTTTTTCTTTATGTTTTGATTTTTGTTTTGAATTATGTTTTGATTTTTGTTTTAATATTTTTTTGATTGTTTTCATTATTATGTGTAAGCTATTATATCATTATTTTATAATTATATAAAAATTGAATAAAAGTAAATAAAAATAAATAAAAATAAATACTTGGCTGTGAATGGTGTTAAATATAAGATAATATATTGTTAAATATTCAATATGACAACAACTATAACTTTACCTAAATTTGATAGAAATCCAATAATTTGTAATGATATTGAAGATAATTTTATAAATTATAATTTTAAATTTCATAAAAAAGAAATATCAATTCTAGATACAATTTCTAAATCATCACTTAATATGGATTTATTGTTTGTTGGACAATCAGGTTCTGGAAGATTAACATTAGTAAAATATTTTTTAAAAAAACTCTTTGGAAATAAAGTTTTTACATCACTTACACCAATTAACAAAGAAATTGAAGATATAAAATCAAATAAGTCTGAAATATTAGCAAATAATAAAATGTTTTATGTTAGTCAATTTGTTCCAACAATGGAATTAATTAAATTTTTAGAATCTATTAAAAATCAAGAAACATCAGAAAATCATTTTCGTCCAATTGTAATTCTAGACTTGGAAAATCATAAAAATAATTTTCATAATATATTATGTAGTTTCATTGAATCTAGACAAGGACATTATCCAATTATAGGGATTTATAATTCAAATACAAATATTCCAATACGATTACGAAGTTATTTTATACAAATTAAAATACCTAGACCAACTAATTCAGAATTAATTGAAATAATAAATGTAATTTCCAATGAACGTAAATTAACAATTACTGATAAACAAATTGAAAGAATAATTGAACATGGAGAATATGATTTAACATCAACTTTATATTATCTAGATTTAACAACCACTGAAACACACAAATACCAAAAATATAATTATTATTATAGAGATTTAACAAAGGAGATTGTTGCTATAATAGTTAACCCATTAAAACAATTGGATGATTTATTCATATTACGTAAATACATACATGAAATTTATTTATCTGTATTAGATAAACAATTCTTAGAATGGGTTTTATTATTTATTCAAAGATGTAAATTAGATCAAAATTGTTTAAATAAGATTATTGAACTTACAGCTAATACTGATTTAGAATTACAAGAATCAAGAGTTCAATATTATTGTCTAGAAAACTATATTTTTAAATTATTTGAAATTATTTAAAAATCCAATTAAAATCCAATTAAATCTAAATCTATAAAATTAAAATCTTCAATATTATTTTTTTTTTCTTTTATTATTAATTTTGGATATGGTTGTGGTCTTGTTTCTAATATTTGTTTAATTTCATCAATATTTGATTTTTTTACATAAGTATTTCCAATAATTATAATTAATTTTCCAATTGATAAATCTAAACACTTTAAATTACATAATAAATGAATTAATAAAGCTACGTGACACCATTTATTAGATATTAAAAAATCAGCTTCCATCAAATTAATTTGACAATTAAGTTCTTTCTTTTCTAAATTAACATTAAATTGATATAAATTAATAGTTATTTGTGGAGATGTTGGATTGTCTTTTAATTGTTGAATTATGTTTTTAATTTGATGATTATTTAAAACTTTACAATAAAACATTACCTCATCAAAAATATATCGGAAATTATCATTTTTATATGCTAAAATTGGAAATCCTTTTTTCAAGTCAAAAATTATCCTTTCTCCAAATAAATTATATGTTTCTCCATTCATTTTATTTACAGTATATTCTCCTTGATCAATTATTTTTAACAAATTACTTAAATATTCTTCTTCTTGATTATTAAAATATAAAGATGTTGATGGTTGTAAAAATTTATATGATTGATATTCTAAAAATCTATAATAAATTCCGTCTTCCTCATCAATTTCACTTACCTTTAGTAAAACAAATTGATTTGTAAAATCATAATTATTATATTGAATATATTTTATACGTTCAGAGACTTTTTGTGAATAATTTACATTACGATGTTTATAAACATCAAATTTTGGGAAAAAAATATTACAATTAAAATCATGATAAATTTCAGTTAAATAAATTTTATCAAGTTGATATTTTGTTAAAGTTTGTTTATAAATATCAGCACCTCCAATTACAAATAATTGGTCTATTCGATAAATTGTATCTCCATTTGTATCATTAGTTTCATTATTTAATGTTTTAATTCGTTTTCTATTAAAATTATTTACCACATCTTCAATTTCATCAAATCCATTAATAAAATAAACCCAATCACTTGATTCTTTTGTTTCTCTTGTTAAAATAATATTTAATCTATTATTTAATGGTTTCAAATTTGTTGTTAAAAATAATTCCCATGTTTTATGTCCCATTATAACCGCATTAATATAATGATAAATACCATCACTATCTGTGTTTTTTGTAGTCGATATTATTGTTTTTAAATGATTCATATTTTTTTTAATATTCCATTGTATTAAATTATTACTATTTGTATATCCAATTCCTCTTTTTTTATCATACGCTACAATTAAGTTATAGTGCATTTATTTTAATTATATATTTATTAACAATTATCTAATATTATATTGAATTATCTAATATTATATTGAAAAAAAAATATTATTATAAAACAAATTAATATTTTTGGTTTGTTTATCGATTATGATTTTTTATTAATAACTTTATTCTTGAAAACAACTCTGATACAATTAGAAAAGAACTCTAATACAAAATTGCTAAGTGTGCCCATTTTAGTGGTATTGGCTTAGCAACAGCTTTAGCGTTCGCTTTAGCAAAATCTTATATGTTGTTATTAATTTTATTTTTCCTAAAATTAAATTAAACGACAGTAAGGTAGTGGAGAACCAAATAAAATAAAAAGACCTTGGTTGTCAATTATAAAACATCTAATTAAATTAAAATATAATATGGTAAGTTTAGATTATCATTTTACAGAAGATGCAACTCACATTAGAACACAAAAGTATTATTTTGATAAAATAATTTAATCCATTTTAATATAACCATTTTCATCAATTAAAAAATTAGTACTAATATGATATATAGTTTTTTTTACTTTTGTCATCATCACAATACAAAACAAACCTTAATTTATGAAATAATGTGTTTTTTGTCAAAGTTGGAACAACCCAGATTCCAGTTATTCTATATATTTTATTTTTTATAATACATATATCACCTTTTCTTATTTCACTTGCTTTAATTATTTCACTTGCTTTAATTATTTTATTATCTTATTATCTTCCATTTTATATAATTAACTTTTTTTAATTTATTACATTAATATCTGCTAATACACGATACCTAAAATCTAACGCTTCTAACTCTTCTTCAACTATTTCTGCGTTTTCATTCGGACCTAAATTTATAAGAAATGTGCCTCCTAATGTAGTAATCTGATTATACAAGTCATATATTTCATTTTTTGTTTTATAATCACTCTTTGTTTGTGTTTTATTGTATCCCCAAGAATAACCAATCGTATTTATATGTTGCCACGCAACTCCATCAATCTTTGTTTTTGGAATATATCTATCTGAAAATACACGATAACTTGATTCGCTAATATTATCTTTTCCTATTCTGTCATTTACTAAAATATTTTTTGTTTTCATATTTGTTACAATATCCTTTATTTGTTTTTGTATTATTTTTTGTGTAACTTTCCAATCACCATCAAACCACATATAATTAGGATCATATTTGAGTAATTCTTCTAATTGAGGAACACAATAATTCTGAAAATATATTTTGGTAAATGGAACTCCAAACTCAAACCAAGAATAATAAAATCCAAATTGAATATGTTGTTTTTTACACTCATCACTAAATACTTTACAAATATCCATTTGAGATTTAAGAGATAATGTTTTTGAATCAAATAATAAAACTCCGTCATGATGTTTTGATGTTAGTATAATATATGTTGCACCTTTACTCTTTGCTATAGTAACCCATTTTTTTACTTTTTCTTCGTCATTAGTTATTTTATCTAAATTATCAAAATAATCAATGTCACTATAATTTTTTTGATGATATTTTTTCGTAGATTTATGACCTGATATTGGTCTAAAATCATTATTATCAATCAACCTGCCATAATACCATTCAGAACCATTTTGAGTGTTTCTTCGTTTTGCACTATTTATATCATCATATCCGTAATATGAGTATAAACCATAATGGATAATAATTCCGTAGTTCATTTTGTTAGTATATTGTTTTATTATAGATGAGGTAATTGAAACAGGAAAATGTCCTTTACCTAATGGATCATTCATTACAATATTACCTTTTTTTTGTTCTGCTAAAATATTTTGTTGTAATAAATTTTCACTTTTTTCTTCTTTTATAAAATCATCATATTCTATAATTGAAACACATTTTTTCTCTTCTTCTGCTTTTCTTTTTTGTAGTTCTTTATATATTTTTATGTCTTCATTTTTTCTCATCATTTCGTCATATTCTTGTGGGTCAATATCAATGTCTTCGTTTTCTTCTTCTTCTTCTCCTGTTATATCAGACAATCGGAATTCAATTTTTTATTTATAGGTGTGTATGTAAAATATCATTTTTATTATTTCTCATTAATAAAACTCTTTTATTTTTTAATTATTTGTAAAAATTAATAATGTTCTGTTTCATTTTGAATTTGGTAATGTTTCATTTTAAATCGGTAATGTTTCATCAATATATTCCTTATTGAAAACAACTCGAATACAAACTTTACAAACTGGTTTTTTTTGTATTGGTTGTTTTGGATTTTTAATATTAATAAATTGATATTGTTCAAAATTAATAAATTTATGTTGACATTTATGACATGTATCTATATATTTTTCAAAATTTGGATTTGGAACATTAATAATATATTTTAGAATTTCATCCTGTTTGTTTTCATATTGTTCTTTAGTAATAAAATTATTATTATCAATAAAACTAGCATTAAAATTTTTATCATATATGTCTAAATTATCAACAGAATATACTATATGTACAGGTAATTCATATATTTCTGAAAAATACAATATTTCTGGAAAATACAATATTTGATTACCATAACACCATAAATCACGAATTGATCTGGGTAATTTTGGAAGTAGTTTTAACTTATTAATACAACAATGAATATAATAAAGCTGTTCTGGTAGTCTAGGAAGTTCTGTTAATTGATTATTATCACAATTAAGAATTCTCAATGTATCTGGAAGGTCTGGTAATTTACATAATCGATTGTTTGAACAATAAAGTTCTTCAAGGGAATTAGGAAGTTTTGGTAATACAACCAATTGATTAATCCAACACCAAAGAGATCTAAGTGAACTTGATAATGTCGGTAATGAAGTAATTTTAGTATTATTACATTTTAAAGATAATAGAGAATCAGGAAAACTAGAAATTTCAATTATTGGATTATTTGAACAATTAAGATATTCAAGTGAATCAGTAAGTTCAGGTAATATAATTAAATTATTATTTGAACAATCAAGTGTTTTAAGTGAATTAGGAAGTTTAGGTAATACAGTTAATTGATTTTCTGAACAATACATATTTGTAAGTGAATTAGGAAGTTCAGGCAACACCATTAACCCATTATTACCACAATAAAATGTATTGAGATTTTTTGGAAGCTCAGGTAATGTTTTTATTTGATTATTTTCAATTGAAATATAAATAAGATTATCTGGGAATTTATCAATATGTTTTAATTGATTTTCATAACAAATAAGTACTTTTAAAGTATTTGGTAATTTTGGTAAAGATGTAATTTTATTATGTCCACAAACTAGAGTAGCCATACTATTTGGAATATTTGGTAGCGATGTTAATTTATTATTAGAACATGCTAATTCTTTAATAGATTTTGGTAAAGTAGGTAATGAAGTAAGATTCATATTAGAGATATGTAGTAAAACGATATCATTATATTTTGGATTTAATTTTAGTAAAAAGAATGATTTAAAATTAATTTCAGATTTGTAAAACATATCAAGAGCATATTTTTTTTCATTATATCTACAATGAAAATTACAATAATGATGTGTTGGTTCAAAATCCATTATAATTAATATGATAAAAAATTGTAAATTATTAATTATATATTATATGTTTTCAATTTTATGTGATTATATTATCATATAAAATGGTTAATTATTTTTTCTTATTTATCATTTCTATAATAGAATTTTTATTTTTAAAACAACTAATAACATCAGCAATTGTTAAATCATGTAAATCATCATCATTAATATTATCCAAATTTCCAATTATTTCTTTATCATTTGAATTAATATATTGTGAAAAATGATTAAATGATTTTTTAACCTCTTGAGATGTCATTTTGTTAATTTGAATTTTGTGATCAATTCTACCATTACGTATTAATGCTCCATCACGATAATTTGATAGTTTTTGATAATTATTAGAAGTAAACCAAAATATAATTTCACCATTAACACGATCAAGTAAATTTAACCAACATTTTAAAGATGGGTATTTTTTATCATTCTCATTTTCTTCTGATACGTCTTCTTCTTCATCTGATAACTCATCATTTTTAGTTTTTTTAGATTGTTTAGATTTATTATTTTCAGATGGAAGAATCATATCCCATTCGTCAACTAAAATATATCCTCTATTAATACATCTAATACACGATTCTAATTCCGTATCATCCATTCCTTGACAATTTAAAATATAAATTGGTATTTGATATTTTGCCCATGTGAAGGATGCTATTCTAAATAATAATTCTGTTTTGCCAGTTCCGGGGTCTCCATAAAGTAAAATTGATATTCTATATGGTAAATTGAGATTGTCATAATATTCTTTATTTTTAGGATCGAGATGATTAATTATAATATTCCAAACTTTCTCTTTTTCTGGATTACCAAAACAATCCGCTATTGAAGGATTATGACGAATAGGCATAATTGTTAAATTATCTCCTGAATACCATCCATCATTAACATCATAAACAGATATTTTAGAAGATTCTAAATCATCATAAAAATAATCTCGAACATCTTCAATAAATTTTATCCATTTAATTTTTTTATAACTATAAATTGTAATTTCGTTATTTATTAAAAATTCATTTCTTACACGTTCTGTTTCAGGTAATGGATAATGTGCTAACATATAAGTATTATTATATTTAAAAATTAGCCATTCAGATGGTATTTCATAAATTTGCGGTCTTAATGATGAAACATTTGATTTCCACCAAATTGAATAATTATCTGTTATGATTTTTGTTATACTATCATAACTATAAATTTGATTTTTTAATAAATAATATGAAATCCAATCAATTGACTGATTGCCTGTTATATGTTGATTCCATGTATGTTCATAAACAAATCCAGATTTAAACCACGAAATCCACGAATTTGTTGATAATAATTTTGTCGCTATAGGGGATATTAAAGACATAATAAGCCATCCCCTAATTTCATTTGGTATTGTTAAATTGTAATATACATAATAACTAATAACACATACACATATTGGTACAATTAAATGATATATCCATATTAAATTATTAAACATATTTTTTACTTGTTAATATTTTTTACTTGTTAATATTTTTTACTTGTTAAT